AGACACTGATGCGAAGCGAGTGAGGCGCTTCAAATTGAATCGTGATAAAACTACTGGTTTTATGCCTTAACACACGGTTCAAAAAAACTGTATATCAAACGATAAATAATAAAGGAGAGTCCTCTTTTTCACAAATTTACATACAAGTAAGTCTGATATACGCTTACGACCGATCAACATAAATACCATGGCATGGTAATGATGATAGTTCAGAGCAGTGTTGTTGATCCACTGCGGGTTATGACGGTTCGAGGGGTGGAAGTCTCGGAGGGTTCGACTCCTTCCATAATCTTTAGGACGGTTTTAGGACTCCTTATGATTTTTTTACATTTTTATTTCATCGCTATCGACCCGTCCCGATAGCTACCAGATGTTAGACTCCGAAGCGGTGCGATACCGCTTATCTGGTATTGCTCACTATAAAATTAGAAAGGCCCTCTAATCTAGTTTTTCTGAAAAAGGGGAGCAGAGCAACTCCCCTATTTTAGTAAATCAGATAGAGAATAATATGGAAATTGAATTAATCAAGCGATCAATTCGACTGGATCGACAGAGACTACAAGATACAAGCAGTGATCTGCTCATACAAAAAAAATATTGGTAAAACAGCAGTGATTGGAAGATCACGAGCAATTAAGGAAAGGATCAACAGAAAGTTTATGGAAATGGAAAAGGAATTAGTAACACTAACCAAGAAATGGTTTATTGACCGTGACCTTGAACACGGTGGACGATTAGACAAGCAGGCTTTGAAATTGAGCGAGGAATTTGGTGAGTTATGCGCTGGGTATCTCAAGCAGAACGAGAAGTTGACCAAGGACAGCATCGGTGATTGTGCGGTAGTGATTGTAGGATTGGCATTGTTAATTAAAGAAGATGTAC